AACTCCTGTTTCACAAAAGGATCAATATCATCAATAGAGTTCTGACGATTCTTTGTATCTTGACGCCGGAGGTCAAACATAGGAATCTGATCCGCAAGCATTGAACTATCAGCGTAACGTTGCGAAAATTCTTGATATGTGAAGCTACGGTGACGAAGCACCTGAGCTGCCACTCCCCTTGTAGTTCCCAGTTCAAGGGTCATAAATGCCTGCTCGAAAACAGACCAGTGGTTGTGCTTAATGCAGTAACCCAACAATTTGGCATAGTTAGGATTTTCTTGATTGTTTGGATTTGATACTCTGGCAACATATGCCATCATCTTCTCCGCATCGGGAGTTACACTAATCAATTTTACACTCATTTAAATCCTTTTGATACTTTTGCTTCTAATATAGCAAGTTCTTCTTCCAGAGCTCGCAATTGTTTTTTCATCTCTATGAGTTTTTCTTCTGTGTAGAGATGTTCTTGCTTCACTAATCTGCGAAGCAATTTCATATATTTTCTAGCCCTGTCAGTCGGGGTACCCATCGTCATCGTTAAACACCTCGTCGTAATCGCTGTAATGATGTGGAGGATCATCATAATTCTCCCGCTTATCTATGTAAGCAGAAGGATCAGAGTAAACCTCCGCCTTTAAACCATCAACTAAAAGTTCTAAGTTACGGACGATGAGTTTTAATCGTTCTTTGTCCATAATAGTGTATACACTAGTGGTATTATAGCATAAAAAAAAGAGGGTGATCAACCCTCATCTAAAAGAATTCTGCAGATTCGCTTACATGTAGACTGGTCTTCATCGCATTCAATTAAACAGTCAAAATAGTCGTTTACCAGATCTAATTCGTCATTACATCGGTCTATTGTTTTCTCAAAATGAATCCATTCTGCTAATTGATTGCGAGAAATAAGATTGTGCATCAAACCTCCACGCAATTTTTCAATAATGTAAATATGATGTGGCAGAAATTTCAGAGCATAAGCGAATACCTTAATTCTGTAATATTTAACACAGTTTGTCTTAATTCACTAACATTTGTATAGTTGTTACATAAAGACAAAAAAAAGAGAGGTTTCTTAACCTCTCTTAGAAACTCTCCAATTTTGTATGCCTCTAGATTTAAGATAAACCAATTTGGCATATGTTACTCCACGATATGTTAGTAGTCTAAAGACACTATCAGGATCGTGAACCTCTGGATCGTATTCTGGAAGATCATAATAAAGTTTGATCTTCAGCATTTAATATCCCTCAACTTTTTTGTAGTAGAAGGATTTCACCATAAATTAAAGACATTCCAGCAACACAAGCCAAGGTAATTACACTTGCGATTTGTAGTGCTTCCATGATTGCCTCATTTGGTGTAAGTACGACCACGATAGCAGAAGGTGCCGTGAGACTCCTGTGCTGCTTTACGAACTTCACAATCTACACCACGATATTTGGTGAGAGTGATCTGTGCGTCATGCAGTGCAGCTTGCTTATCGATTTGCTTTTTGATGAGAGTGAGTGTGTTCATTTGTTTACTCCTGAAGTTGGGTAATTTTTCTCCTTTAACCCTTGCGGGTGATCCGAGTTTCCCGTTCCTTCAGTCGTTTGCGTCCCAGTTGCACTCAGGTGTTGATTCCTTTATGGTCTCAATCACCTCAGTCTGAATAATTTTACTTACATTGGTGTTTGCTTCGATACGTCGGATCATGTCTTCAGCATCGGTGCAAAGAATACCAGAGTAAAGTAAAAATTCAAACATGGGATGAACGCTCCGTTCCGCGACTTACTTGCGTCTCATGTAAATGTCCCCTCACATTGACCTTCTACTTTTGACTTAAGATATCCTATCAGATTCCACTTAGATCGTTGATCTAAATTAGGATCCATTTGGATTTCTACTCGTCTCTGTAAGAACCTTTCACAAGACATGTGCCACCCGTAGGGGTTGCCGTCATCATGATGGGCAAGGGTCAATGCCAGTAAGATACTGAGCATGAGATGAACGTAGGTCTACCTTAGACCTTATATACTATGTAGTCAAGTAGTTTGGTATAATGTGATACAATCTTAACTTATCTTGAGATACATTGAAGAGTGTGTCGTTCAGACTTGACCTGTTCTATTATAACGTCTATTCCGATTTTTGGGAAGCAATCCCCGCAAGTAAAAATATCCACCGCAGCCGTTCTCTTTTCTGGCCACGTATGGATACTAATATGACTTTCCGCAAGGAGAACCAGAACGGTTACACCCTGCGGATCAAATTGTTTTGAAATGATTTGTATTACCGTAGCACCACTACAGATTGCAGCATCTTCAAGGAGACCCCTGAGATAGAACTCGTCGTTAAGGACGGTATAACTGCAACCATAGAGGTTCAGTAAGTAATGATCGCCCATCAGTCTTCGATTGCTTCGGAGTCAATACCATATTCATTGATGAGTTTATCGATCTTCGTTTCTCCACCACCAAGTTTGGTGATTTCGTGCATAGAAGACTTTTTATATTTCTTAAGTTTTTTATACTGTTTGATAATCTTGTTGATTTCACTAGTGCGGATGTTGAGTTTTAACTCTTGATCCTCCTTATCAGTAAAACCCTTAAATCCGTCGCTCATCGTTTCTTCTTTTTTTCTTCGGTTGGTTTGTACCCATACAGTTTAGGGTTTACTGTACCATTTGTCCAGTCCAATGCCTGGAGATTTTTGTACTTATCGTAATAATAATCAAAGATGTCTACTTGTCCACCCTGAGTAATATCTTGTTTTTTGTTTTGTTCTTCATCTAGGTATGTTACCAAGTATGAGTTACTTGGCAACCCCTTGTCTTCAGCTGCGGTTGGATCGCAGTTTTCAATTAATACTCTCACGCTACCCATGGTTACCTCAAGAACGACCTCCCCATTGAATGTCGGGATACGCTTCCTCGACTAGTTCTCGGGTGATCTTATACTTTGTTTGGAGTTGTTTATCCTTTACAAGGATAAGGATCTCCGCTTCTTTTGGATTAAGTTGTTCACAGATGTTGATAAACATCGTTTCTTTACGAAGGCGATTCATAGAATCGTTACCACCTTTCACAAAGTTATAAAGTTTATCCCATTCTTTACGAATACTAGAAGCGGTTACTTCACGATCTTCCTGTGCGGTAAGAGGCACTTCTCCAGGTGGAAGATCGGATTTTACAGTCTCATCAAAGTTCCAGATGAAGACTGATTTGATAAAGTTTTCGTTATATTGTTGAAGAATTTCAATCTTCTTTGCCTTAGTTCTCTCTGCAACAACTGCGGAAAGAATTTCATCGACTCTTGATGAAGGAGTGAGAACTACCTTCGGAGTCGATGATTTCTTAGCTGCAGGTTTACGAGTAGTAGTGGACTTGCGTTTAGTCGTCGTCCTCTTCGTCGTAGTCATAATCGTTTTCAAATCGTACTGCTAAAATTTCATCAGGAATTACATTCCCATTTTCATCAAACATTTCAGGATGAACTGATCCTAAACCTGCGGAGGAGTAAATTACGTGCTCTTTCCAAAGCCAACCAATTATGCCACCAATCATCAGAAACATAAAGGTCATCATGCTGAAAAGTGCAATTACGGGACCTGTCATAGCTCTATCCTCCGAGAGACTCTACTTAGTTTTTCTTATATCTGTCGAAAATTCAAAGTAAATATGAATCTCTCGTTTAAGGAGAGAAAGCATTTTACCGAATTTTACATGCAATGTTTTCGGTTTTTCAGGGGGTTTCTTTCTCCTTAATAATAGCTCCACACCTTTATTTATGTGCAATTCCTGATCCTTGGAATTCATACTAGTGACTTATCTCTGAGGTATGAAATGGTTTCTCTGGCTCCACCAAGAAGTTCATCATCACAGATAACTCTGGGGAAAGTAGATCCTTCACCAAATTTATCAATGAATTCTTGTTTTGTGTAGTCTTCCCCCAATTCGTAGACGGTGCAGTCCATACCGCAAAGTTCAAGAACAGTCTTTACTTTATAACAGTGTGGACAACCCTCTTTACTGTAGACAATAAATTTCATAAAAAATACATACGTGGGATAATTGTACTATGACTTCAATTTTCTGACAAGGTGTTCGGCCCAGTCTTCCATTTTATCTGGATGAATTGCACGAATGTCACCCTCTTCTACGGCTTTTTCCATTGATTCGATTTCTTTGGAGCAGAGTTCTTTTTGTTCTCTCTTAAAAGTCATAGTGTGTAAGTATCTAGTAGTATTTTATCTAGTATTGTTAGGGTTTCAACGATTTCGGTCAAAATCGTAATAATACTTAGAATGTTTAATATCCTTGGAGTCTTTCAGATCTCTCAGTTGTTCCCTATAAAACTCCTGAGTATAACCATCATTGAAAGGGGAGTTGGCTTGGATTTCCAGATTGATCTCTTCTTTACTTTTACGGTCAGCTTCATGACACATGGCATCAATTTCAGCTTCAGTGTACTGACTATATCGAGACATATCGGGAGACTCAAGACCTTCTGATACTAGTTGGCGCATACGATCAACTCGCATCGCCTGTTCTTGAAAATACTTACTGTTATTTAAAAGTACCTCTTGCAATTCTTCATAAAATTGCCTGGGAGTTACTTTTTCGTCTTGAATGTAATCAAACACCGCCTCGTCTAGACGTTGTTTGCGTTGTTCTTCATACGTCTTCGGATTCATCGTAGACCTCTTCAATGGTTTCAACGTCAACTGGACGAGTAGCTTCGTACTCGATTGCAGCCTCAATAATAACCTTAATCTCTTCGTCCGTCAAGTCGTTCATCCAACTCCAACGTTCATCTTTAGAATCCCACTCGAAAGAGTAGGATCCATTGGAGTTCTGTATGATGTTCAGTCCTGATGGGTGAATTTTAGTTGGTTCAGTCATCTCTTTCTAGATCTAAAGTAACACAGTGAAAACAACCACTTAGAGTTCTGGACTGTCTCATGGGTAACATAGCACATTCAATTCCATGTCCCTCCAAAATCTTTCTGGTTGGTTCTTGATGTTCTTCCAGTACCACCAAGTTTGGATTGATACTGAACAAATTCATATTTATCCACTCTGAAGCATGATTATAACCAGGGTAATAACCAATGTCAACGGGTTCTGGGCACCAAATAATATCCCAGTCCCTGAATGGTCCAGGTAAAACATCTCTATCTTTAATTCTTTCTGGATTTGCAAGAA